TAATTAATTTTTTAATTTTATTCATTATATTTTTTATTCCTTTTTTAATTTTATTCATTAATTGAACTGTCCGCCTCCTGTAGCACCAAATGTTGATGTTAAGCTAAAACTACGGTCAGCAGTTTGGCCTTCAGCATCGGTTGCTCTTATTATAAAATTATAAGTGGTTGGACTTGTTGATGAACCACCAAAATCTGTTGTACTTAAAACACCAGCAGAAGATAAAGTAACATTAGCCGTAGCCAAATTACTTCCAACTTCACTAAATGTTACAGCACTATCTGAAGTAGCTGCAACGGTTGCAAGTGTACCAGAAAAATCTCCAGCAAAAGAACCTAAACTACCTGAAGCAGTTGTCCAAGTTGGGGCATCAGATACAGTTAATATATTTGTACTTGATATAACTGCATTACCATCTGGGTTTTCAATTCTCATTCTATATTGAGCATCAACAGATAAAGTAATTGTAATTGTTAATGATGTAGAATTATTAAAAGTAATTGTTGAAGCAGGATACCATATACCTGTAGCAGTATTTATAAATTCAACTTGAGTACCTGATATAAAATTAGATCCTGTAATTGTAATTGTTGATTCAGTATTATCTATTGTACTCGGAGATATAGAAGTAATAGTAGGTTTTGTTTCACCAACTGTTACACTTCCACCTAAATTAACAGATGTACCATTAATAGTTATTGATTGACCCTCAACAAAAGATTTAACTGATTGTTGAGATGGTGTTTTAGTTTCACTATCAGTAACCATATCATCTTCATCAATAACATTAGCAGCAACCCTAGCATCAGCTCTTCCATCAGTATAATATAAATTAGTATTTTCAGGAACAATTGATGTATCTAAAGTACTTGTTGTTGAATAATTTGATGCATTACCAATAAATATTTTACCATCATCAAGGTTTGGAGTTGCATTGCTTCTACCTGCACCTTGAATTAATATAATACCTGTTGAAGCATGAACTTTTTCAATTTTACCAATTTTTTGAACTTGACTAGATTCACCGCTTGGTTGTGTTTTAGTTAATTGACCAGCTGTAGTATTTATATAAAGACTATCACCTTCAGCCCAAGTACCACCAATATTTTGAGTTGTATCAATATTAGTTATTTGACCAAATGTTAAAACATCTACATTTGCATTTAATGATACTGTTGAATTTGCTAAACCAACTGCTGGCATTTTAGAACTATCGTCAGCATCTGCTTTTGATACAACTGGAGTATTACCACTAATACCTGAAATATAAACAACATCACCTTTTGTTAAAGCTTCTCCTGCTTGTGCTTTCATTAAATTAGCACCACGTAAATTACCAATAAATTCTGTTCCTGTTACTTCAACAAAAGTTACATTATTAGTAGTATTTAAAGTTTGATCAAATGGATTAGCAGACAAACTTGATAAATCAACACTATTACCATTACTAATACTTAAATTTGGATTGCTAAATGATAATGTTTGACTATCTGTTTCACTTGTTATATAACCAGCATCATTTGTCCATTGAGATATATTACCTGTTTTATTTGTTAATTCACTTGTAGAACTTGAAGTAATAAATCCTGCTGTATTTGTATCAATAACTGTTTGAACTTTTGCGTCAGTATAATATTTATTTGTACCCTCAGATAAATCAGAAGTTGATTTACTAGATAAATCTAATGTAGTTGAAATAGAAGCATCAGCAGTACCATCAAAACTAGCAGAACCAGTTATTGGTCCTGTTAATGCAATATTTCTAGCAGTAGCTAATCTTGTTGCTTGATCAGCAGAAGTTACAGCATCATTAATTTGTACATATGCACTTCCTGACCATCTATAAACATCTCCTGTATCTTGAGCAATATATATTTTACCTGTTTCACCTGTGCCTGGAAAAGCAGCAAAGTTAGCATATTCTGCAACATCATCAACATAACTAGGTAATTGTGCAGCTCCAACTTTTCCTGTTCCATCTAAACCAGCATAACCATTATTTTGATTTTTATTACTTGTTTGTTCAAATTGTGTGCTATCTAATCCATCTATTGTACCAGCATTAACACTTAAATTATTAACAAATGTTGTATCAACACGTGAATCAATAGCTGCATTCATTGAACTAGTATCAACTGTTCCAGATGGGCCTTGTGGGCCTGTTGCACCTTGTGGGCCTTGAGGACCTTGTGCTCCAGCTATACCTTGTATACCTTGATCACCTTTAGCACCAGCCGGACCTGTTGGACCTGTTAAACCTTGGATCCCCTGAATACCTTGATCACCCTGCGGACCTTGTGGGCCTGTTGCACCTTGTGGACCGGTTGCTCCAGTTGGACCTGTTTGTTTTGAAACAGTTATAACTTTTGTTGTTCCATCTATTTTAATTGTCATATTATTTTATTCCTTTACTGAGGTTGATATCTTATTACAAATACAAACCTTATCGAATTTTTAACTTCAGGAGTACCCTGTGCCCATTGTACTTTCATAACCACAATATATGGTGATGTATCATCAGGGGTAGCTGTAAAACTTCCTTGATCTGATAATAATGTACTTGGAACCAACAATTCAAATTTACCAGCAGTACCAGTATTATGTATAAGTTCTGACTTTGTATATGAATGTTGTGTTGCACTTCCGACTTGTGCTAATGAATCAATTACAATAGATCCTCTTTTTCTTGTAACATTTGCTTCAAATAAATCAGCTTTTATATCAAAAGTAGTAGATGCAGAACTAAAATCTATAGTTCCATCTTCTACTGATAATAAAAATGAATTACCTTCAGTTACTTCTCGAGCAACAATATTATCTGCTCCTCCTAAGTAATGTTGTATGTTTGATATTCTCATATTATCTCCTGTAGGTTAGTTATGAGTAAATACATATCTGTGGATATATATTTTATTTTATTAAGTTTGTTTTACCCAGGCAGTACCATTCCATTTATAGATATATTCAGCAATTAAAACATCACTATTACTATCTGTAATTGTATAAGTACTTCCTTTGTTAGTATAAATTGTTGCACCAGTATCACTTGCACCTAAAGATAAACCAGTAATATCACTATCATTGCTTACCCTATATGCTAAATATATTTTAGTAGAAAAATAAATCATTTCTGATCCACTTAATACTGTATCAGGACTATCAACTGGGATATTATATATTTCAGAAACAGTTAAAGCATCTGTATCAATAACATATTGTCCATTTGAATTAGCAATTATATTAAAAAATCCATCTACTAATGCTGCAGAACCATTTGACATTCCATCAAATGCAAATTCTGGAGTTTTTAGAGTAGCTACTTTATATCCTGGAAATATAGTTTCTAAAGTATTTTTAGTAGTTTCAAACCAAGAATAATCTGTTGTAGTATTAGAAAATACATCTTTATTAGCGAAATCAACAGATCTTAAACCATAATAATCTGGTGTTTTAGAACCTAATGTTGTAATTGAAGCATTACCAACACCTGTTGTAAAATTACCTATTGTATTTCCTGTACCAGAATTATTACTTACAAGTAATTCATATGTATTATTTACATATCCATTATTAATTGCAGTAAATCTAATTTGATTAGTAACTGGTTGATCTACTTCAATATTCCAATCAGTTATAAAACTATTAACATTGCCTATTATATCTGAAATTGTATTTACAGCACCAGGTAAAGCTGGATTAAAACCAACAAAACCTTTATTATAATCAGTTGAACTACTTCCTGGTTTAGTTACTTGAACATTAGTTTTACCAGCATCATTAATATCTGTTTGTGTGGTACCTAAAATACCTTGTGTAATACTTTTTGTAATATTTGAATCAGAAAAAGTAAAATCTAATCCAATATCATCTTGAATTGTTGTGGTATAATTAACTATTTTTGAATCACCTGAATCTATAACAGCTGTTATATATCCATTTAAAGAAGCATTTAATGCATTTTTAAATTCAAGAGCACCCGCTGTTGCATCTAAATTATTACTAAATGATGTAACACTTCCACCAGTAAATGTAACCTTATTAAATAAAGGTTGTCCGTCCATAGTTTTTGTGTATAAATTAGGAGCAGTAATATTATATGTTTCACCTAATACTCCAGTTCTTGTAATTGAAGCATTACCAAAAACAATATTACCTGCATCTGTACCAGTAACACTTCCATTGCTTACTGTTGCGGTCCATAATTCACTAGGATTTGAATTAAATCCAACTGTGCTAGTAAACGTAATTTTTTTAGCTGCAGTATCATATGTAGCATTATAATTATTAGGCGATTCAGTACCACTATTTATTAAATTTATTAAATTATTTCCAATATCATCTGATTGATCATCAGTTTCTAAATTAGCTGCAACATTTAATGTTATTGTTCCTGTTCCATCAGGTTCAGTTAAAGTTATATTTGTAGCAAATGAAGTTCCTGCACCATCAGTTTCATGTTCATAATTATGAATAATATTTGTACCATCACCAGCAACATCATTAATTGAAAAAGATGTTACTTCATTTGAAGATGTACCTAAATTAACTATTATTTCATAACCTGAAAAATCTACAAGACCACTATCAGGATTTATATCATCTACATAAGCAGGTAATGAAACAGTTACTCCACTTATACCTAATCCTAATATTCCTGTTCTAATTTCAGATAATGCATCAATAGAACCTATTCCATTTGATAATGTAGCATTATTTAAATAACCTAATGTACCTAAATTAACTGAATATTGTGTATTGGATCCTGCACTCCATCTTGTTTCTGAAGTAGGTTCAGTTGAATTATAAATATATAAGTCATTATCTAAAATAAATTCTTTACCAAACCCAACAATATCTGCTGAATCTGAATAAGTAAATTGAGATGAATAACCACCACTATCAGTAAATATTTGTGTATTTGTAGTTGTTACTACAGCAACATTAGTACTATCTATAATATGAATATTTTTTAAACTATTTCTTACATTAATACCAGTAATAATATCTGAGCCTGACCATGTTCCTGCGTTTGCGTAAACAGAACTGATTGCCATTTTTAATTTCCTTTATTAGTTAAATTGTCCACCACCAGTTGCAATAAAATCATTATAATTTATTGAACTTGTTGCAACAACTTGTGAAGCTGAATTAGTGTAAGTAATTACATTGTTATTTGCACTAGCGCTAAAATTAGCTAAATTATCAATTGCAGAAGCTATAGCCGTAGCCGTACCTGCAACAGTTGAAGACATAGTATCTGTTAAATCACCATAATCTGTTAAAGATAATTCCCATGCTCTGATTGGATTACTAGTATTATCATAATTACTATCTAATGTAATTGTATATGTATTTGTTGTTCCAGGTCTGGTTAAATTTATTTCTCTAACAGTTGTGCTTGTAGTAACTTTTATAGTATCATCATCTTGTATTTTAATTGATATAATACCACTAACAGTTTCAACATCTTGAAATACTTTTTCATATCTATGATAATATCTAATTTTAGTTCCATTATACCACACAATAATTTTATCATTTGTATCTACAATGTTATTGCTAATATCTAAATTTGATATTGTATCTAGTATTGTCATTATTTTATTCCTATATTAATTAAATTGTGCACCACCTAAAGCTCCTAATAATGATGGTATTAAATAAACATTCCATATTTCACCTTCAGTAACTGATGAATTATAAAGTAAAACATCATCTCCCATATTAGAAACATTAAAGTTTTGAACACCACCTGCATTTGTTCTTGCAAAATATGTCCAAGCATTATTAACTAATTTAAATGAAAATAATTCAGTATTAGACATTACATATGCAGTTGAAGTACCTATAGATACAGATCTTCCAAAACCGCTTGATACACCATCAGGAACTAATGAACTTAATTCTAAAATACCATTAACTTTAACACTATTAGATGAAGAATCTGCAGTTAAAAAACCAGCTGTATTCCAATCTTTAGCATTTGCAATTACTTTTCTAGATGTAGCATTTTGTATATCATCAGCTAAATTAATATGTAATAATTCTTTTTGTGTTACATTACCTCTTGTTCCTGTAAAACTTATTTCTTGTTGTTCTGTTACAGCGGTTCCTGAATTAAAACTTGATGGAAATGTTATAGATCCAGAACCATCAGTACCACCAGTTCTTGTAATTGTATTAATTGTAGTTCCTGCATAACCTAATTGTTGAACAGCAGGAGTATCATTAAATGTATCTCTCATATTAGAACCAGTTGAACTGTCACCATATCTAATTTGAGTAAATCTATTTACAACTCCATAAGGGTTTTTTGTATCATTAGGATCTACAATAATTCCTGAAACACCTGAAGTAATACCACCAGCTCCTGGTCTAAATACACCAAAATCATAAGCATTAGAAAATGAACCTCTAGCAAACTGATTAATAGGTCTTACCCAAAGTACTAATGTATCTGTAAAATCTAAATCAAATACTTTATGTCTAATTACTTGATTTTCAGTAAATGGACCTGTTGATGTTCTAAATGAAATATTAAATTCTCTATCAGCAATAGCATCATTAACACTATTCCCAACATATATTTCAAATGTTTCTGTTAATCCAGTAGGTACAGTCCATTGTAGTTCTACAAATGGAGTAGAAGAATCTGTATTACTAGTAACGGATGTTAAATCAGTAATTGTTCCAAAATTTCTAGGATTAGCTAAATTTGTATTTGGAACTGTTTGAAATTCTGTTAATGCTTGTTCTGCATATGCATTAGCATTATATTCTTGTGCAGTAATATAATATCCTGATACACCATCAGTATTCATATCAGTTTCAGTAATAGAATTAATTTTAAATAATTTACTAGTAAAACCATAAGTACTATTTGTAACTGATATTATATCTGTAACTTGTAATGCTAAAGCCCTTGTATCTGTTTTAAATGAAACAATTAAATTATCTCTTGATGTTTTAATAATAACATTGGCAACTCTTTCAGCCATAATATTATTATTTAAATATTTTAATCTTGTATCCTGAACTAATTCAGGTTCATTATATGCTTTTTGATTACTAGCTAAACTTAAAAATACTTGATCATCTTGAAATTTTTGATCAATAGAATTAAATGAAACATTTATTTTATTTAATGTGCTATTAAAACCATCATTAACTATAGTAACATCCCCATACATATTATCAGGATTAAATGACATTACAGATGAGCCTGTAGTATCAGAAATAATTTGAAATTTACCTAAATGATATCCAAATATACCTTGAGAACAAACAACTAAATCAGAAATATTTAAATCTCTTGTATCATTCGTATTTAATGCTCCGTTTGTTGTATATCTTTTAGCATTTATTGAAGCACCATTTTTATCTGTATGTGAAATTAAAGTGTCACAAAATGCTTTATGAGCAATAAATGAATTTAAATCAAGATCAGAATCACTTATTACATCACCACAGCCATAAAAAGTATTAGTTAAATAATCTAATAAACATTCAGCTGGATTATTTGAATATGATAAAGTACTTGATAAAGTGCTTCCACTAAAAGTTCTAACTAATTTACCGTGAACTTCTGCACCTAATTTATTTGTTAATCCTGTTACAGATTCATCTCTATTATATTTTAATTCTACATATAAATATGCAACATTTGGCATTGTTCTATTTGCAGCATTAGTATTCCATTTAGTAGAAAATGTTTCCATAGGAGAACATCTACCACCAGCTTTAAATTTTTTAACTATTAAATTTCCATTTAAAAAGTCATCTGTATTACCATCTGGATCTGTTGCATTTGTTACATTACCATTACTATCTAATGTTAATCTAAAATTGTCCCAATATATATCATCAATACTTTCAATAGGCCCCTCGCATAATGAAATAATAAATGCCATTGTTTGGTTATCAGATGTTATATCTGCAAATGTAATTGAACCATATAATTTACCTTGTCCATAAATAACAGGAAGTTTATTATTAGGATCAGAAGCAATTCTTTGTCTAATTCCAGGATCAGGTGCTGTTTCTCCAACTCCTGCATTTGGTATATCTGGAGCAAATAATTTATTTGTAATAAATGAAACTGCTACTGATAATGCAAATCTAGCTATCATTCCTTTAACACCTGCCGATGTAAGTAATGTTATAACTGGTGCAGCTGCTGCCATAATTAAATTTCCTTTTTATACATTAATTGAAATTCTTTATAGTTCAATTTATTAAAATTAATATTAGTTTTAGGTATAGAATAAAAAATTATATCTTTAACTTCTTTATGATTTTTTATTTCTTTTTCCAATTTTTTATTCATTCTATAAAATATAGATGAACCTCTCTTATTAGGATGAACCCAAGTTAATAAAACATGTAATTGTGTTAGATATGGGTTTAATAAATTAGGTATTTTCATTCCTAATAATACACCATCAATAACTCCATTTTCATCTTCTGATATTACTGCAGTTTTATCTTTAGCTATTGCTTTCATTAAACCTTTATAATATTCTGTATTATCTTCTTTAAATTGACCAAAGTCAAATTCTTTTCTGTGTTGTTCAAGTAATTTTACACCTTGATCAACATCTTTATATTCTCCGATTCTTATCATTATATTTATTCTCTATTAGTCTGTTTAGTCTTCTGCTCCAAATCTTGGATTAAAAAGTACCATTGAAGCAACAAATTCCATTGATGCATCATTGCTTGTATATTCTTTAAATGAACTATCAGATGTAAATCTACCTGATTTAGTATCTAATAAAGCACCTACTATATTTTTACATTCAATACTTATATTTACATTACCTGTTTCAGAATTTTCTTCATCTACTGAATGCGAATTAATTATTCCTTGCCATTTTTGATAAACTTGACCTTGAATAGCACCTGTTTCATCATTCCAAAAAGCTTGATATATTGTAACTATACCACCAATAGCATTTACATTTTCTAAAGCAGCTATAATTGTATTTGGTAAACCATTTAATTGTATAGTTATTGCATTAGTTTTTACATCTTTTGTTTCTTCAACAGCAGATAAACTAATTATATTTGAGCCAGGTAAATATGTATCATTATTATATGTAATATTTGTATATCCAGTATTTAAAAATAAACTATCATTGTTATCTGAAGTAACTTGAAATTTAATTAAATTAATCGGATAAGTTTTAACACTTGCTGCTTCAGCTAATGTTGTTGAATCTATCGATTTCATTATAATATCTCCTGAAAATTAAAACTATCATAAGCATAATAATTATATCCCGGGCCAGGTACAACAGATACATTTGGTCTTCCATTTAATAACATTTTAAATTGTACACCGTTACCATAAGTAAATGTATTACCACTTACTATTGGATTAATTGCACCAGTCATTAGTTTAAAAGTTAATAAATTACCGGCTGTTGCAGTAGCATCAGCTTTAATTTGATATACTTTTGTGCTTGAACTAAATTGTATAAAATCACCAGCTTTAACATTGCTTGATAAATCTACATTAGATAATTGTATATCTTCTCCACTTGTATTAGCATCAACAACTGTAATTGTTAAACCAGATTGTGCAATTATACTTCCATTAGCAAAAGTTAAATTAATATTTGATGGTAAATTTGCAGTTTTAAAATCAATTCCATCTGTTATGCCTAATAATTCTGCTTCTACTTCATCATATTTTGTTTTAGTTAATAATGGTAAATTTACTTCCATAGAATAAAATGTCGGACTGCCTCTTTCTATCCTAGCATATCCTGAATTAGATATTGATCTTCTAACTCTTGCAGCTCTATTTAATGATATACTATTTGTATATTCAAATATTTTTGACATTATCTTCTCCTATTCTTTAAACCAGCAGTATTTCTAGTAAAATTTCTATTAGCTCCACCTACTTCAGCAGGGCTACTTGTTATAACAGATTTAATTTGATCAATTGATCTTTGATCTACATTTCCAGATATATTAATAGTATTATTAACTACACTTCCCATATTTCCTTGAGCTTGGTTTCTTGGTATTACAACTTCACCTGGCGTTAATAATGCAGGTATTCTATCTGTATATGGTGCACCACCTGGTACAACACCACCTTTATTAAATCCTAAGAAAGAAAAGAAACTACCACCAGAACTACCACCAACAGCAGCAGTTGCAGTTGCTAATGCTAATTGTTGAGCCTTTTCTGATGTAATTTGTTTTTCTATTATAAGTTTTTTATTTCCAAAACTTTCAAATAATCTTTCTATTCCAGCCTCAATAGTCTTTTTTATAATAGTTTCAGCTATAGTATTTAATATGTTTTTAAATATATTTTTAGTAGTTTCTAATAATGAATTACCTTGTCTTAATCCTTCTAAAAATGTTGTGCTAATTGTATCTGAAATTAATTTAGCTTCAATACCAGATTCATGTAAAAGATCTCTAAATGTCATTTGAGCAGCATTAGCCTTAGCTTGATCACGAATCATATCTCTATTCATGTTCATAATTCGCTCATTTAAGGCAGCTAAATCTGATTGTCTTTTTAAAAACTTAGGATCAGAAGCCGCACCAAAATTAGGTCTTGAGCTAGGGTCTCTTATAGCTCTTGGAGTGGTTCTTGTTCCTGAAAATAATTCTTTTTGTTTTCTATTTAATTTTGTGTAAGAAGCAATAACTTCGTTAGCTTCCATTTTTATTTGATTAAGTTCTTCTTTTAATTTTTTTGCAGCTTCTTCTGCATCTTTTGAAGTTTCTGGAAATATTTTTAATTTAGAAACAAAATTAAGAACAGCTAATGTAGCCTCTTTCATTTTTTGTATAAAATGATCTTTAATTGTATTTACAACTTTCATTATAGCATCATTAAATGCAATAAATGCTACAACTGCTACTTGTATTGAAGTTATAACAATACCAACTATGTTGGCTCTTAAAGCCACATTTAAAGCAGCTAAAGTAAATGTTGCACCTTTTATAGTTGTTGCCAATAAAACAAATTGTGAAGCAATACCTGCTACAAATGTAGCTATTTTTAATCCAATAAATGTTTTAAATGCAAGAACTAAAGTATCTATATTTCTAGATACAAACCTAATTGCATTTTCAATACTTTTAAAAGCTCCTGCTAAATTTTCACCAACAGTTCTAGCTAATGATTTTAATTCAGCATCATTTCTTTTAAAATTACCTACTAAATCAACTAATTGTTTTTTAACACCTTCAAATAAAGGTTGAGCAGCGGCTTGTCTAAATCTAAAATAAGCATCTTCTACAAATGAAACCTGTGCTTCTAAAGTTTGTTCAAAGTCTTTTGTTGCTTTAGAAAATTGACCACCATTAGAAAATACTTCAAAAAATCTTTTTCTAGTTGCTTCAACTGATACTTTAGCACCAGCTTCAAAGCCTAACATTGCTCTAACACCTCTTTCTCTAAAAACGTCAGCGGCAGCAATACCACCAGCAAATGCTCTTTGAATTTGTTCAGCAGTTTGTCTAAAATCAAGACCTGTAGCTGCAGCAACATTACCTGTTAATTCTAATACTTTAGCTAATTCATCAGCATCTTTAGATATAACAGCTAGGTTACCAGATGCAGCAGCAATTGCTTCTAGTGAAAAGGGAACTTTACCAGCAAATGTATTTAATGTATTAAATGCTTTTGCACCCTCTGAAGCTGAATTAAACAATAGTTTAAATCTTACTTGTAATGATTCAGTAAGTTGACCAGCAGCAAATGTATCTCTTACAAATTTACCAATACCAAATGTAACAGCAGCTAATGATGCAGCAACACCAACTTTTAAAGTTGTTCCAAGTGCTGCAAAAGTTGCTCTTGATCTAGCAGCCGAAGCTTCTAATTGTTTTAATCTTTTTGAAGCTATAGTAGCATTAGTACCTAATTTATTTAAACTAGATTGCAATGAACTTACTTGGCTTTGTCCCTTAACATTAGTAATTATATCTAATTTTACAGCCATTTTTCCTTATCCGTTAGTTATTTCCACATTAACTTCATCAAAGTATTTTCTAAAAGCAGCCTCTATAAATTTAGTAGGTGCTTGTTGTGAATGTCCATTGTTAAGGAATTCTATGTATGTTGTACCATTTGTAACAATAATTTTATTTGGTTTGTCTTTTGGAACCAATATATTTATATTAGATGTTATAGTAGGCTCTTTTTGATTATAGTATGTTTCAGTGTATCCAATATACCAGCTATTTCTTGCTTGGCCAGTGTCAACTGGAGTTGTTAATTTTACATCAGCAAATGCCTTTAATGCTCTCGATCTAAATTCCTGTTCAATTGCTTTATTAACATCTTTTTCAAGATCTTTAGCAGCAGTTTTTAGACCAATAGTAGTTATTGCCATTATATTAATTTACCCTTATTTATACCCTTTTTAATAATGTATCTTTGTGTACCATTGGCACCAATATTTACTTCTTTTTTAAGGTTTCTAGATAATTCTTTTTGTTTTAATTTTTTTTTAGCAACATTACTATATTCGATTATTTTTTTAATATCTCTCATATTGCCTTTCAAGCGGGCAGTTTACACCGCCCCACTATTATTCAGATTTTTTAGCTAAGCTTTTTAATTTATTAAAACCAGCTTCTAATTTTAAATCTTTTTGTGTATCACTACTCTTCATCATTTTTAACGAAGGAAATAATTCATTTACCCTAAGTGGTTTAGTACCTTGGTATGTAGTTTGAGCTAATATAGCAGTTCTATGATCTTCTCTCCAACCATAAGGTCTTTCATTAAAATATTTTATCCAGCCCATATATTCTTTGCTGGACATATTATATATAGTATCTAATGTAACACCTAATTGATGAGCTATTTCATATTCTGCTAACTCTTCTTCCCCAATTCACCACCTTTGTCATCTTTAGCGGCTAAACCGTTATATTCAAGAATATCTTGAGATAATTGACTTAATGCTTGAATAGGAAAGTCTTGAAATTCAGATTCTTTCATATCTTCAGCACCAACAACAGTTTGTCTAAATATAGCACTTAAAGTTTTTAAACCACTAACATCATCAGCTTTATTTACATCTAATGCGTTTTGTAAATCTTTTATACCTTTAACTGTCAGTTGTTTTATTTCCACTTCCTGATTCAGAAATGGTATTTTCTTCGTTATTTGTATTATTTTTATGTGTTTCATTCTTTATTTCCTCTAAAGGTTTTATATATAAATGTTTATTATTCGATTCAAAGTCTTCCATCATTTTTCTAATTTTATGTAAAACATCTAATGTTTCAAAGACTTCTTGTTTATCATTTACATCTTTTAATCTATCATAAGTTTTTCTTATGGATGTATCTATAGATTTTTTTATGTGTAAAGAAGTTATTCTTAATACATAATATTTATTAAATGGTTTATTATCCATGATTTTTATCCTATACAATTTAATTAAGCTGGGCAATTAAGCCCAGCCTAAAAATAATTTTATTATGCGTCAGCAAACGGACCAGTATAGTCAGTTGAAGTACTTAAAGTCAAAGTTGCCTGATTTGAATCAGTCAAATTTGGAGATACTTCAAAAGAAGCTATTTGTCCTTTTACATAAAATGCAGCATTATCACCAGTAGATGCGTTTTTAACATCTAGTTGAAATACATAAGTTATTCCATCTTGAACTAAACCTTGAATAGTATCATGTACAGACGGTACATAATTCAAAGTAAATTCCAATGTTGGAGCATCAGATTGTCCTTGGATCTGTGAACTTACAGATTGTCCATAATTTGGTACGTTAACAATGTTAGCGGGTTTACCAAATGAAGGAAATTCTCTGATGTTAGTAACTTCAGTATTACCTGCAAAATCACCACCACCAGCTATAAAAGCTTGGTGTTCAGCGTCAGTTGTTGGTAATGTGTAGCTACTATCAGCTTTGTATTTTAGTTTAGTGAAAATTCCAGCACCTATATTTGAAATTAGAGC